GAGTTAAGTTCACGTAGCGACTGCCCCCTATTATGTTTATAGGATAACCACCGGTACGTCTCGGCGGGTTATATGGGACTACTCCCCATAACATCTTTCAGGATACTTACGCAACGTTAACTCTGCGTTTATGTAGAACACCCCCCATAGGGAAGTTTGACAGCCTCAAAAAATCAGTTACTATTACGTATCGGTCTACACGGACTTGCGCACAATGACAATTGAACTCACGCCAGAATTCGGGGTGGAGATCATCCCAGACATTCCATACCTCGACCTGCGAGAAAGGGCCGAGGCCGCCTGCCGTTCCATCCTTCTATTAGAAGAACATGGACTGGAGGTGCAAGAACCCAACGAGGAAGATGCACAAACTGCGGCCACGCTGACGACGGCGTACGCCAGCAGCCCACACAACACAAGTAATGCCGTGTCACATGCACGTGCATCAACGCTGACGCCTGCCTCGCTCTTGGATATTCGCTCATACCTTGACGAGTACGGCAGGGCTGTGGTCACACATGCCATTGAGGTGCGTCACACGGTGACAAACCGGTTGCTGGAGGAGTCTCGCAACCCCGATCCACGCATCAGAATTCGTGCACTGGAGCTTTTGGGCAAGCACAGCGACGTGGGCCTGTTCACCGACAGGTCAGAAGTGACGATTACCCACCAGTCAACGGACGAGTTGAAGGCGCGGTTGCGTGCCAAGCTCCAAAGATTGATCCAAAGACCCGATCTGCCCACCGATGCGGTGGAGATTGGCGGGGATGTGATCGACGTGGATGCAGAAATGGGCTTGAGCACCCCGAAAACGGTCGTCGAAGCGGAAATTCCACAAGAAATTGCAGAAAACGTGCAAAAACCGGCTTTATATGAGCCGGAAAACGAGTCAGAAGCAGTTTTCGGAACGCCCCGTGCGGATTTTGATGACTAACGCCACTTCTCTGAGTGCAGAGGACTTCACGGACGAAGAAATCCGGCTGATGCTGGACAATATTGACGCCTATACCCCCGAGGAACAGGCCGAGATTGAGAAGATTGCAGACATCATCGACAGCCGCAAGACGGCAAAAGCGTGTTTTGACGATCTGGTGGAGTTCTGTAAGCACATGCAGCCAGACTACAAGGTGGGTAAGCACCACCGCAGGTTGGCCAACCTCCTGATGGACATTGCTGCGGGCAACAAAGACCGTGTGTGCGTGAACATGCCACCACGACACGGCAAATCGCAGATGGTGTCTATTTATTTCCCGGCTTGGTTTCTGGGAAAATACCCGAACAAGAAGGTGCTGATGGTCTCCCACACCACAGACCTTGCCGTTGACTTTGGCCGCAAGGTCAGGAACATCATTGACTCAAGTGACTACAAACTCATCTTCCCCAACGTTGGACTTGCCGCAGACTCAAAAAGTGCAGGACGCTGGAGCACAAGCGCCGGTGGCGAATATTTCGCCTGTGGTGTCGGCTCTGCTCTGGCTGGCCGTGGTGCTGATTTGCTTCTTGTCGATGATCCTCATAACGAACAGGACATCATCAATGGAAACTTTGACGTATTCGACAAAGCCTACGAGTGGTTCACATACGGTGCCCGTACCCGTCTCATGCCGGGTGGACGAGTTGCGATTGTTCAAACCCGCTGGCACCAGAACGACCTGACAGGTCGCGTCACCAATGACATGAGAGCCAACGAGGGCTCTGATCAGTATGAGGTGATCGAGTTCCCAGCCATCGTGGACACGGAGCAGACAGACGGAAGCGTTGTCCAAAAACCGCTGTGGCCTGAGTTCTTCGACATGAAGGCGCTGCTGCGCACCAAGGCGTCAATGCCTACGTTCCAGTGGAACGCGCAGTACCAGCAGAACCCCACCGCAGAGGAAGCGTCGGTCGTCAAGCGTGACTGGTGGAAGCTGTGGGAGAAGGAAGACCCACCATCATGTGAGTACGTGATCATGAGTCTGGACGCGGCGGCTGAGAGCCACAACCGCGCTGACTACACAGCCCTGACAACTTGGGGCGTGTTCGTGAACGACGAGGGCGCGTACAACATCATCCTGCTCAACTCAATCAAGAAGCGTCTGGAGTTCCCTGAACTCAAGGAGCTTGCCTACGCCGAGTACAAGGACTGGGAGCCCGATGCGTTCATCGTGGAGAAGAAGTCCGCAGGCACGCAGTTGTATCAAGAGATGCGCCGTACCGGGATTCCTGTGGGGGAGTACACCCCACACAGAGGTAGCGGAGACAAGCTGGCACGGTTAAACTCTGTAGCAGACATCGTGCGTTCTGGGCTGTGTTGGGTGCCTGACACCCGCTGGGCCGAGGAGGTCGTGGAGGAGATTGCAGGTTTTCCATTCATGAGTAACGATGACTTGGTGGACTCGACGGTCATGGCGTTGATGAGATTCCGACAGGGGGGCTTCATCCGATTGCCTTCTGATGAGCCGGATGAGATTCGATATTTCAAATCCCGCAAGGGCGGGTACTACTAAGGATAGATCATGGCAGCAGCAGATTCAATAGGAAAAGGCTTGTACTCCGCGCCGCAAGGACTGGAGAGCTTGGGTGACAGTATTGAGGTCACAATGGACGAGGAGTCCACGGTCAACATGCTGCCTGATGGCGGTGCAGAGATCATCATGGGTGAGGCCACCGACGAGAAGGACGAGTCTGACTTTGAGGCTAACCTCGCAGAGCATATCGACGAGGGCGTGCTGCACACTCTGTCAAGCGACCTGATTGAGTTGTTCGAGGCCGACATGGTGGCCCGCAAAGACTGGGCTGACACATTCGTCAAGGGTCTGGAAGTGCTGGGCTTCAAGTACGAGGAGCGCACTGAGCCGTGGGACGACGCCTGCGGTGTGTATTCCACAGTGCTGGCCGAAGCTGCGATTCGGTTCCAAGCCGAGACCATGAGCGAGACATTTCCTGCCGCTGGCCCTGTCAAGACAAAGATTCTTGGCAAGGTGAGCAAGGAGAAAGAAGAAGCTGCTGAGCGCGTGCGCAACGACATGAACTATCAGTTGACTGAGCGCATGGTCGAGTACCGGCCAGAGCATGAGCGCATGCTGTACAGCTTGGGCCTTGCAGGTAGCGCATTCAAGAAGGTGTATTTCGATCCGCTGCTCGGTCGTCAAGTTTCTATTTACCTGCCAGCAGAAGATGTGGTGGTGCCGTATGGTGCGTCACACATCGAGACCGCAGAGCGCGTGACCCACGTGATGCGCAAAACCAAGAACGAGATGGACAAGCTGATGGCCAGCGGGTTCTATCGTGAGATTGACCTTGGCGATCCTCAGTCGTTCCCCACAGATGTGGAGAAGAAAAAGGCTGAAGAAGGCGGCTACACCATCCAGAACGACGAGCGTTACACGCTGCTGGAGATCAGTGTTGACATGCTGATTGACGGCGTGGACGACGAGGAAGACGACTTACCTAAACCTTACGTTGTGACCATTGACCGTGGCACAGGAGAAGTTCTTTCTGTGCGTCGCAACTGGGAAGAAGATGACCCGCTGCGCTTAAAGGATGACCACTTCGTGCACTACGTTTATGTGCCCGGTTTTGGCTTCTATGGTCTGGGTCTCATCCACATCATTGGTGGCTACGCACGCGCAGGCACTTCAATCATTCGTCAACTCGTTGATGCTGGCACATTGTCAAACCTGCCGGGTGGCCTGAAGGCTCGTGGTCTGCGTGTTAAGGGTGACGACACACCGATCAACCCCGGTGAGTTCCGCGATGTAGACGTGCCAAGCGGCTCGATCAAAGACAACATCATGATGCTCCCATACAAGGAGCCATCACAAACACTGCTTGCGTTGTTACAGCGCATCACCGAAGAAGGCCGTCGCCTTGGCGCAATCAGCGACATGAACGTGTCGGACATGAGCGCAAACGCACCCGTGGGCACCACGCTGGCATTGCTGGAGCGTACGCTCAAGCCCATGGCGGCTGTGCAAGCTCGTGTGCACTATGCGATGAAGCAAGAGTTCAAGCTCTTGAAGAAGATCATTGCAGAAGAAGCACCCGAGGAGTACAGCTATCAGCCTGAGACTGGCCTGTCCAGAGCCCGCAAGACTGACTACGCGATGGTGGATGTCATCCCCGTCAGCGATCCCAACAGCAGCACGATGGCTCAGCGTGTGGTGCAGTACCAAGCTGTGTTCCAGATGTCTCAGTCTGCGCCTCAGATTTATGACCTGCCCTACTTACATCGTCAGATGATTGAAGTGCTGGGCATCAAGAACGCCGACAAGATTGTGCCAACGAGCGAAGATCAGAAGCCACGTGACCCAGTGTCTGAAAACATGTCAGCGTTGGTGGGCAAGCCCATGAAGGCATTTATTCACCAAGATCACGAGGCACACATTGCGACCCACACGTCGTTCATGCAAGACCCGATGATTGCGCAGACGATTGGCCAGAACCCACAAGCTCAGCAGATCATGGCTTCACTGCAAGCACACATTGCCGAGCACTTGGGCTTCAGCTACCGCAAGCAGATGGAAGAACGCCTTGGTGTCACGTTGCCACCACCAGACGAGCCACTGCCAGAAGATGTCGAGGTTCAACTGTCCAAGCTCATCGCAGATGGTGGCAAGCAGTTGGCCCAGCAGCACCAGCAGCAAGCCGCGCAGACGCAAGCCCAGCAGCAAGCCGCAGACCCACTGTTCCAGTTGGAGCAGGCCAAGGTCAAGGTGCAGGAGATGGAGGTCACTCGCAAGGCCCAGAAAGACCAGACCGATGCAGAGATTGCCGCAGCAAAACTCGTCATGGAGAAAGAGCGCGTGCAGATCGAGGCAGACAAAGAAGCCAATCGTGTCGAGGCACAAAAATCTCAAGCTCAGCAGCGTCTGAAACTTGATGCACTCAAGGTGTTAGCCACACCGAAACCCCAAGGGAAGAAGGAGTAATCCATGGCCAAATCCGTCTTTGACGTGCTTGTAATGAAACATGAGGAAGATGTATCTTCCGCAACCCAGTTTCTGGCAAACGGTGGGGCTAAAGACCTCGCCGAATATCGGGAAGTAGTAGGCAGGATTCGGGGTCTCCAGCTTGCTATCCAAACAACCAAAGACCTTTCGCGCTCTCAAATGGAAGAAGAAGACAATGACTGATCAAGTCGAAAACGCCGTAACTGACGAAGAAATGGAAGCCCAGCTTCCAAAGCCTGTTGGGTATCGGTTGCTTGTGGCGCTGCCACAGATTGAAGAAACCATCGGTGAGATGGGCATCATTAAAGCCAAGCAGACCATGCGTGAAGAACGCATCCTGTCTACGGTTGGGTTGGTGTTGGATATGGGCGAACAAGCCTATTCTGACCCCACACGCTTCCCGAATGGCCCATGGTGCAAGGTGGGCGACTATGTTGTATTTGCGTCATACACAGGCACCCGTGTCAGTGTTAATGGCGTTGAGTATCGCCTGATGAACGACGACTCCATCGAAGCAGTCGTGGCCGATCCGCGTGGTGTATCGCGTGCTGGATAAGGAGTAATACATGCCACTTCAAAAAGTAGAGTTTGAATTTCCTGACCCCGATAAGGCGTCGGATAAAACAGACTTTGTTGAAAAAAGCGACGGCAGCTTTGCGCTGAAAGTCGAGGGACGCGCTGCGGATGAAGAAGCCAAGCGCGAAAAGGCCAAGGCGCAAGCCAAGGAAGACGATTTTGACATCGAGGTGGTAGACGACCGCCCCGACGAAGATCAAGGGAAGAAGCGTTCTAAGGCTCCCATGGAGCTTTCCGAAGAGGAAATGGACGAGTATTCCGAGAAGGTGCGAAAGCGCCTGCAACACTTTAGCAAGGGCTATCACGACCAGCGACGTGCAGCAGAGTCTGCCGCCAAGGAACGTGAGGAAGCGTTGCGCTACGCGCAGCAGATCGCTGAGGAGAACAAGAAGCTCAAGGGCACTGTCTCCAAGAACCAAGAAGCGATGCTGGAATCAGCCAAAAAGATGGCTGCTGCGGAGCATGACGAGGCCAAAGTCCAGTACAAAAAGGCTTATGAATCTGGTGAAGCGGATGCCGTGGTCGAGGCTCAAGAAGCACTGACTGCTGCAAAAATGAAGGTTGAGCGAGTAAACAACCTAAAACTTCCCGCTTTACAAGAAGACGAGTATGATGTACAAATACAAACAACCGCCCCAGCACAGTCAGTTGATGACCGTGCCACTGCTTGGCAAGCCAAGAATAAGTGGTTCGGAGATGACGATGAGATGACCAGTTTTGCGTTGGGGTTGCACCAAAAATTGGTCAAACAGGGCGTCAACCCGCGATCTGACGATTACTACGAGAAGATCAACTCTCGTATGCGCCAAGTGTTCCCAGAGTCCTTTGAGGACGATGATGACCACGAGGAGGTGACCGAAGAGCGTCGTCGTAAGACGACAGTCGTTGCATCTGCAACACGAAGTGTGGCCCCTAAAAAGATCACTCTCTCGCGTACGCAAGTTGCTCTGGCTAAAAGGCTCGGAGTGCCACTGGAAGAATACGCCAAACAGGTTGCTATGGAATTGAGGAAACAAAATGGCTGAAAACAGACTTAATCGTGAACTGGAAACCCGTGAAAAAACGGCTCGCAAGAAATCGTGGACTCGTCCCGAGACCTTGCCAACTCCCTTCCCGGAGGATGGCTATGAATTCCATTGGGTTCGCATCAGCACTCGCGGCGAAGCCGACGCCATGAATGTGTCCTTGAAACTACAAGAAGGCTGGGAGCCCGTTAAGGCTGCTGATCACCCCGAAATTTTCGTTGCAGGCGTCGAAAACGACCGCTTCAAGGACAATATCGTGATTGGTGGTTTGATGCTTTGCAAAACCCCCACTGAGTTCGTTCAAGATCGCAACAGTTGGTTCAACAACCAAGCGTCATCTCAGATGAAGTCAGTTGACAACAATCTCATGCGCGAAAACGATCCCCGTATGCCGCTCTTCAATGATCGGAAAACAACGGTGTCTCGTTTTGGTAATGGAACTTAACTTTTTTGGAGTCACAAATGGCTTATCCTACCGTTTCTGCCCCTTACGGGCTTAAACCAGTCAATCTAATTGGCGGTCAGGTGTATGCTGGTTCGACCCGCCTATTGAAGATTGCAAGCGGCTATGCTGCAAACATCTTCTACGGTGATGTGGTCAAGCTGGTTAGCACTGGCACTGTCGAAAAAGACACTGGCACTACAACTGGCACCCCCGTTGGTGTTTTCTTGGGCTGCACCTACACAGACCCTTCGTCTAAGCAACCTCGCTGGAGCCAATACTGGCCCACCGGCACCGTCGCTTCTGACGCACAGGCTTATGTCGTGGATGATCCCGATATTTTGTTTAAAGTTGCTGCTGTGTCGTCTGGCACAACCGTGGCTTTCTACGCGCAAACTGTGATTGGCCTCAACGTCTCCTTGGTGCAGAACTCCGGTTCTACAACCACTGGCGACTCTGCTGTGGCCATTGATGGTTCCGCTGTTGCTACGACTGTTTCCTTGCCTATCCGCATCATTGCTGGTGTGCCTGATACAGCTAACGCTTCTGGTGAATTCTGCGAATTCATTTGCAAGTGGAACATGCCGTACATTACTCTTGCTGAAGGTGCTCCCAACGTTGTTACGTGGGCAGGTGGCCATCAGTATCTCAACCCACTCGGCGTTTAATAAGGAGCTAAATCATGGCTATTTCACGCGCACAGCTACTGAAAGAACTGCTCCCCGGCCTAAACGCTTTGTTTGGTTTGGAGTACAAAAAGTACGGCGAAGAGCACAAAGAGATTTTCGAGACCGAAACCTCTGAGCGTTCTTTTGAAGAAGAAACCAAGTTGTCTGGCTTTAGTGCCGCACCGGTGAAGAATGAAGGTTCTGCACTCCAGTACGACAACGCTCAAGAAGCATGGACTGCACGCTACGTGCACGAAACCATTGCGATGGGTTTCTCTCTGACCGAAGAAGCTATCGAAGACAACTTGTATGACTCGTTGTCCGCTCGATACACCAAGGCTTTGGCTCGCGCCATGGCCTACACCAAGCAGGTTAAAGCTGCTGCGATCCTGAACACTGCCTTTGCTGGCGGCCCCACCTACGGTGACGGTCAAGTTCTGTGCTCGACAGCCCACCCTCTGGTGTCTGGTGGTACCAACAGCAATCGTCCTACTGTCGCTGCCGACTTGAATGAGACTTCCTTGGAAGCCGCTGTCATTCAGATCGCTGGTTGGACAGACGAGCGTGGTTTGTTGATCGCTGCTCAGCCTAAGAAACTGATCGTGCCCCCAACGTTGCAATTCGTTGCAACTCGTTTGTTGGAAACCGAACTCCGCGTCGGCACCAATGACAACGACATTAACGCACTGAAGAACAACAGTTCCATCCGCGAAGGCTACACTGTCAACCACTACTTGACAGACACCAACGCATGGTTCCTGATGACTGACGTGCCTAATGGCTTGAAGCACTTTGTCCGTAGCCCATTGCAAAATGGCATGGACGCTGACTTTGATACCGGCAACAGCCGTTACAAGGCCCGCGAGCGTTATAGTTTCGGTGTATCCGACCCTCTGGGTATCTTCGGTTCCCCCGGCGCTTAAACCGCGTAAAGAAAAGCTCCTTCGGGGGCTTTTCTTTTTTGGTATTTGGTGTATATTTGAATCACTCCGGGAATTCCGGTGCATCAAACTGTCCCGGCAGACGACATACCGATTGATGCACTTCACTTGTATGTAAGGAACCTATCATGGGAATCGCAACTCACCTCGGCCCGTGGCTGCTTGGCACAACACGTTACACGACTGGCACAGACGCTGCTACTACACGTAACACCGGCGCAACTATCGTCTCTCAAGACAAAGCCGTTGCCTACAACGACGCTGATGCCACTACAGCATTCTGTCTTCCTGCTGGCTCACGCCTCGTGAGTTTGCAATTCATTACCATCGACGCATTTGATGCCGCTACGACAATCACATTGTCTTTGGCTGGTACAGCCATCACTGGCGCAACAACTGTGACTGACGCAGGTCTGGTTACTTTTGCTCCTGTGGCTTCTGACGCTGTGGCAACACTCTGGTCAAACACTGGCGCAATTGATAAGTTGTTGACATACACAGTGGCACAAGGCGCTTCCACAAACGGCGCTGGCGTGTTGGTGGTGAACTACGTGGTTCGCAACTCTGACGGTACGATGTACCAATCGTCACAGCAAGTGTAATCAACCCAAGGGGCTTCGGCCCCTGTTCTAAAGGAGATTGATTATGGGTATGCAAACTGACGTAATAGCCAAATCAATGGCTGCATCAGGTTCTGTTTTTGGTGACCGCACTCGTGTGCGCGGAGCCTTAGTTGAGCCCGGCACGGGTGCAGGTAGTGTCGCCTTTAAAGACGGCGGCTCTGGTGGCACCACCCTGTTTACCATCAACACTATTGCCAACGGCGAACCGTTTAGCGTGGTTATTCCAGCGCAAGGCGTTTTGTTTGAAACAGACGTTTATGTTGTGTTGACGGACGCTAAAGTAACGGTGTTCTATGGCTAAGAGTCCAGCATGGCAACGGAAAGAAGGGAAGAGTCCGAGTGGAGGGCTCAACGCGAAAGGTCGCGCCTCCGCAAAGAAGCAGGGGATGAATTTGAAACCTCCTGCACCCAACCCCAAGACCAAAGCCGACGCAGGGCGTCGCGCCTCCTTCTGCGCTCGTATGAGCGGTATGAAAGAGAAGCTGACATCCGAGAAGACTAAAAAAGACCCAGACTCGCGGATCAACAAGAGTTTAAGAGCGTGGAAATGTTAGATTTCAACACTGCATGGTCAGCTATCCTATCCTTGGTGATCGGATTGTTTGGCTATATGATGAATGAAAAGTTCAGGGAACTGACTCGCATTACGATCTTGCTGAACAAAACCCGTGAGGAGGTTGCCCGTGATAACGTCACTCAAGCAGAAGTGGATCGAATTACGAACCACATTGACCAACGCTTTAATAAACTTGAAGCAAAAATTGACCAGCTTATTCAAGCGGGGAGATAAATAATCATGTTTAACAGTAAAGACGACAAAGCGCCCACACCCCCACCCCCACCACGCCGAGACGAAGGCACCCCAAATTTTGACGGGGGTGCCTCATCGTTGGGTAGCAGCCTTCGTGATGCCGTAAGCATTCCTCTTGGCGGTGGTACGTTGGAGCCAGCTAAAGTTGGCAAAGGGTATGGGGTCAGATGGTCTAAGAAGTTTGATAAGGGTGGCAAAGTTGGTTCTGCTTCTAAGCGTGCTGATGGAATTGCTCAACGGGGTAAAACCAAGGGCAGGTATTTGT